TCCACGTAGGGCAGGCTCGGTGCCTCGCCCAAGTAGTTCCGGACGCCACGCTCGTAGAACTCGCGGCCCTTGGCTCCGTCGGTGCTCATCCTTCGTCCCGGTGGGCAGGAGCCGATTCGACGTGGACCAGCTCGGCCTGTCCCTCGCTCCACTCGCGCTCAAACTGCTCGCGCCGCACCTTGCAGCCATCCACGAACAGCCGGAGGTGGTAGCGGGTGAGCCCAATGTCGCCCGCCTCGTAAGCGTCCTGCGCCGCGTCCAGGTGTGTCCTGATGAGGCCCGTGAAGTCGCATTCCGCGGGCGCTCCCATGAGGGCTTCCCGAAACGCGGCACCGAAGAGTTCGCTCATGCGCCTGTCGTCGTCTTCGAGGAGGGCCGCGATCTCCTTGCGGCGGGCTTTGATCGCCGCCTTCTCGTCTTCAGTCCATGAGCCAGAGTCCCGCGACGGCTTGATCCTGCCCCCTTCCAGCCTGAGCCTCCCGCCGTCGGCGTAGATCCGGTGCAAAAGGTCCTCGCCGGCCTCCTCGTTAACGCACGCCCGCTCGTCCGTGCAACCGCACATCTCGCAGGAGGTCATGTCTGCTCCTCCTGGTCTGGCTCCAACCCGGTCGGGAACCCGGTCGGGGAAAATGCGTCGCAGAAGCACTTCCCGATCATTCCCCGCTCCGCGTCCACTACCGGTACGGAGCACATGCCTTCGTCGGAGAGCCAGTCCGAGCTGTGCTGCTCTTTCGTGTGCCCGCACACTTCGCAGATCATTCGGTCCTCCTCTCCGGCTCCGGGATTCCCCACGAAGCTCTGCCCTTCCAGGAGCTCATCTACGGCCTCGTCGTTGTCCACCAGGAGCATCGCGTCGTCGTAGCCCTGTTCGTAGGCCCACCGGGCGAACGCTCGCAAAAGCTCGGCCTTGTAGGCGCTCGGCAGCTCGGCGTCCAAAGCCTCGCGGAGCACCGCCTCGTGCTCTTTCTCGATGCGGTCAACGAGGGCCTCGACGCGCTTCTCGAGTTCCTCGCGCAGCTTGGTGAAGACCGGCCCAACCTTCTTCCAGACAACCTCCGCTGTCTCTTCGCCGGCGTGCTCTGTAATGACGTGATCCACCTGCACGAACACCGCTTGCGAGGCGTCCTCGATCTCCTCCGTTGCCCAGTCCCGAAGCGAGTAGATCGCCCGGATCATTTCGACTGCGGTTCCCGCTTTCCTCTCGCTCATGCTCTCTCCTTTGCTCCGTAGGTCACTATTCCGGGCGGGGCTTTGTCCGATTCCTGGTCGGTGATGAACATCTGGCCCGGAACAAACTTGAAGCTCGCGAACCACGTGACGCCCATGCGGAATTTCTGGCAGTCCATCTCCAGGGTATCGTCGTCTTTGTCCCGGTCGTGCTGGTTCGGGCGGTACAACAGCACTATGGCGTCCGCGTCCTGTTCCACTTCTCCAGAATCTCTCAAGTCGGTCATCATCGGGCGACGGTCCTTGCGGCTCTCCGACGCCCGGTTGAGCTGCGCGGCCACCACCACGGGGATGTTGTAGTCGCCCTTGATGCGCGCCAGATCGCGCGATAGCTGGCCGACCTGCTGGTTGCGCGCCGCGCGCGGATCGTCGGGCATGAGGTACTGGAGGTAATCCACGAAAAGGATCTCTGGCTCGTGCTGCTCGATGTTGCGCCTTATGCGCTCGATGGTCTGCGAGCCATAATCGTCCACGGCGAGCGGCATGTAGCCTATCTCCTCCTCAGCGGCGTCAACGAGCCGCTCTTCCGCATCGGACGTCATCCCGTCCATGCCCCGGAAGTAGTCAACCGTGGCGTGGTAATAAGCCATACGCTGGAGGTATTGACTGGCCGCCATCTCTGCCGTCTGAAGCAGGACCCTGTGGCCTTGCCTGGCCGCCTCAAATGCGAACTGACCGATGCACACAGACTTCCCGACCGACGGACGCGCAGCGAAGATGTACATGTCGCCCTTGTTGAACCCGTGCAATCCGCGATCTATCTTCGGAAGTCCGGTCCGTATGCCCGTGACGCCCCCGCCCCGCCTCCGGAGCCGCCTTATTGCTCGCGACTCGGAGATGTAGACGGCGAAACTGCCCGCGCCATCGGTCGCCGGATCGTGCGGCGGGCGATAGGGTTCTGAGTTTTTCAGGAGAGCGGCGAGTGTCTTGACGTCTTCGCGGCTGTTCGTCGCAAGCAAGGGATGGTCCGCCGCATCGCCTTTTTCGGGTGCTTCGTCCCAATCGAACCAGAGCACTTCCGCCGCGATGGTGGAAAGCATCTTCCCGATGCGGCGCATGTGCCGGTGACCATCGTCGTCATTGTCCGGCCACAGGATCACCGTGCGGCCTTCGAGAAACGCCAGCGATCTCTTGGAAGGTGTGGACGAAGCTCCCGTCACCGTCCCTACCGCCGGGATACCGGCCTTCAACAGCGCCATGGCCGCGGACTCGCCCTCTACCACCACGACCCTCCCTTCCCGGCTCCGGCCCGCGACCTTCTCGCAGCCGTAGGGCGGGAGATCGTCCGTGCGCCGCCCGCCCAGTCCCGGCTTCCCCTCCGGCGTGGTCCACCACATCCGCTTGGACTCCCCTGGTACGTCCTTGCGGTGGTGGATCGCCACGAGGTTGCCTTCGGGGTCCCGGATCTCGTAGCGCGTGTGCCGGCTCGTCTCTCTGGCGAAACCGCGGCGTTCAGCGGAGCTGGAATCGCCGTTCGGGCTCCCGTCCGCGCGCTTGGGGAACAGGGCGCTCATCTCAAGACCGAGCGACGCCACAACCTCCTCAGGTGAGCATCCCTTTTTGCAATCGAGCAGGACTCTGCCATCGTCGCCTTCGGCAAGGTAGAGATGCTGATTGCGGGTGTCGCCGTGAGCGGGGCAGTACGCTGCAAACTGAGTGCCGCTCTTCTTTACGCCGCCCAGATGCTCCAGCAGATCATCCAGCGGACGGTTCTCCAGCGCCGCGCTCAAAAGACCCTCCCCTCTGCGCCTCCGCATCCAGGTCCGGTCAATCCCTGCTTGATCTTGGCGGCATCTACGATCAGTGCGACCCCGAGTCTCTCAGCACACTCGCCGTGCAAGAACACGAGACCTGTTGGGCCACATCCCGACCAGACCACGAGCGGAAAAGAAAGTACCTCGCCGCAGAAAAAGCAGTCCTTGTGCTCGGCAACCATGCCGAACAACTTCGCGGGTAGCATCGGCCTGCTCGCGGATGCCCGGATCTTCAGAGTCCGTCTCGAACTCTTTACCGTACCAGACGCCCATCAGTCGAGACTCCGCCGGCCCAGTGGCCCGGTTCGTACGTCCACACTCTCTGCACCAACGGTGACGAACCCTTTCGCCGCCTGCTTGAAGAAGTTCCTCAGTTGCAGGAGCGTCGGCTTCGCCTTGCGCTTCTCTTCGCAGTATTCGCGGTAGTCTTCGCAGACCTCCTCAGCATCGACATCGGGCCACTTTGACCGGTACTCGGACAGCTTCTTTACGATATGGGCTTCGTCCCTCGGAAAGTTCCTGATCTCTCTGAGGTGGTGGAGACATCGGCGGGTTACGGGGTCGAGTTGAGTAACGTTGTACCCTACTTCCTTCTTATGTGTTTCCTTCTCTGTGTTTCCTTTGGGTGCATCTGGTGCACCACCCTGGTGCATCTCCTGCACTACCCCTGGTGCATCTGGTGCACCACCCGGTGCGTGTCGTGCACCACCCTTACGAACATTCTTCAGGACGTAGAGATTGGTCTTGTGGGCCACTTTCCCGTCTGGGGAGGATTCTGTTTGCTCATGGCGCGTTAGCAGGCCACGAGCGACCAGGTCCTCTACGGTCTTCATCGCCGTTCGGCGGCCTATACCGAGTGTCCTGGCTATGTACGCGTAGGACGGCCAGCTCGCCCCCTTGCCGTCCGCGAGACGCGCCAGGAGGCAGTACACCGCCACCCCATAGACGCCGATCACTTCGGCGTGCTCATCGAAGAGCGCATCTTCAACCCAGAACCATCCGCGGCGCCGTCCGTCCTCAAGCGTGCTGCCGCTCATTCGATCCCGGTCCCGACGAAGGCTTCGCCGGCCATGAGCCGCGCCGAATACTTCCCCAGCGCGGCAGTCTCGATGCCGTCGGCCAGATAGAACAGTTCTTCCTCGCTAAAAGACTGCTTCGCGCAGCGGATCAGCTCGTCGAGGGCCGTCTTCCGGATGTGCGTAAGTTGGGGAGATTCGGTAGAATGGTGATCGTCCACGCGTTTCCTTTCAGTTTGGTCGTGGGCCACGGTCCCGGAGCGTTTGCCCGCTTGCGGGACCGTTTCTTTGGCACCGTTTGCCTCGTTTGTTGGTATCTTACCAACGTTGTTTGTATCGCGCCACACGGCTAGTTTCCCTCTCTTCTCACGACGCCGAGGCCCTTGCAGTGTCCGCACTTCTCGAAACCCTCTTCAAGCAGGACCTTCCGGATCACGGTCTCGCGCGTTCCGTCCTTGTGCTCGACCACGTACTCCCAGCTTCGCTGCCCGGCCCGCACGATCTTCTTGACACGTGAAGGCTCGCTAATTTCGCTTTGCGAGCCTTCACCCTTGATCTGCTCGTAGACCTTGAACGTACTCGCGCCGTCTTCTGAGAGCACCCGCTCGGCAACCCTGGCCGCTACCTCATCGCCATGCTTGTTGGCGATGTTTGCGAGGTGATTTAGCTGGGTGGTGCTGTTGAGCAGGTTGCGTTGCTTCTCTTCGGCGAGGTCGGCGTGGTCCAGAACAGCGCTCGTCTGCGGTCCCAGAGACCGCCCGATCTTCGTGCGCCGCTGCCAGGACCGGTCGGACATACCCGCATCCCTGGCGACTTCCTCCGTCGTCTTCCCTAACCCCGACACCGTGTCGGGGTTAGGGAGTCGCCCCGAGCTACGGCGCTGTCCGAGGGCCTCTAGCACTCGCTCGCGTTCAGCGGCGTGCTTGGACTGCTCGTAGACGGTGAGGTCGATGCGCCGGAGGTTTTCGTCTATCTCCCGGAGCCGGTTGAGCAGGTCGTCGTCTTCGACCACGAAGGCCGGGATGGTCTCCCATCCGAGCGACTTGATGGCCTCCAGGCGATGCCAGCCGGTAACAAGCCGCCCGGACTCGGTGATGATTATGGGGTGCTGCAAGCCCACCTCGGCGATGGATGCGGCCAGACCCTCGTAGTCGCCTAACTCTCTGAGCCGCCCGTCTGGAACCTCAATCTTTGCTACAGGCGCATCCACGAGGTGTGATCCGTTCTCACTCACCGGGACGCTCCAACTCCATAGCCGACAGGAGATCGGGTTGCTCGCGTTCATCGTCTACCACAGCGAGGTTCCTAAGCATCTGCTCGTAGTAGGATTTCTTCAGCTCGATTCCGATTCCGAACCGACCGGCCCCGACCGCCGCGTATGGCGTGGAGCCAACACCGGCGAAGGGATCCAAAACATGCTCGCCGGGGTTGGACCACAGGATCAGCGCGCGGTCTATCACATCGAGCTGCAAGGGATGGACGTGCTTCTCGTCGTCTTCATCACGGGCCTCGCGGAACGGGAGAACCCGGTTCAGGCGCACGTCGTCCCAGAATGCACTCGCGTACTGCCGCCAGATCCAGTGCGAGTAGCGGTTTAGCTTCTGGTCCCCGGTCCACCCGCGGTAGCTCATAAGCTCGTGTGGAATTTGCCGCGCGCCGGCGTATTCCATCAGACCGTTCGGGTGCTCAATAGGCACGGGATTCTCGCCGCGGCGACGGAAGATCAGCAGATAGTCGGCTGAGGCTACCGAACACTTCGATGAGTCCTCGACGACGGTCCTGTGTGCGAGCCCCTTGGTCATCGTGCGGTTTCGGACAGTGAGCGGCTCCTTCCACACGTGGTAGCGCGCCACGTACCGGAAACCGAGCTTCTCGTGCAGGCGGATGATGTCGCCGGGGAAGTCCATCAGTGAGTCCCCGCGCCCGGTGTTCGAGCGCGGCACGTCCATGCAATGCACCGCCGTCATCCTCCCCGGCATGGTGACGCGATAGAGCTGCTCGACCACGTAGCCGTAGTGCTCCATGAAATCGTCGTAGGAGTCTGCGTTTGAGAGGTCTCTGTCCGACGAGGAGTAGTGATACAGCGCCCCGCCGCCGTCCAGGGCGAACGGCGGGCTGTAGATCGAGAGGTGGATGCTACCATCGGGAAACCCCGGCAGGACCTCCAGGTTGTCCGCGTGGTACGCGGCGAAGCGGTCCGTGATCTTCTGGTCTATGGTTCTCAACGATCCATCCCTTCTAGCCAGGCCACGGCGACCGCGGCAACATGTACCAACTCCGTTCTGATCGCCTCCGGGTCCATGTCCAGCATCGCCCTTGAGACTTCCCCGACTTCCTCGACCAACGCAGCGAGCTTGACCGGCATGTCTACCCCCGAAGAAGAGCAGTCCCCCCACCCCCATCCGTGGTTCCGGTTCCAGAGAATCGCCTGCCTTTCACGTTCGGCGGCTATCTCTTCGAACGCTCTCGACCTAGCACCGTTCACGCCGTTAACCAATCAGGAACCTCCATCTTTAGATTGTGAGAGTCGTCGCGCTTTTGGGCCATGCCCTCGCGCATGTGCCGGACCAGCGCGTCGAACATCCGGTCGGACTGGTCTGCTTTACGCTTCAGGTTCTTCAGCACTGCGCTACCGCCCTCAGTCGTCACGAAATCCACCTCCACGGGGTTCCGCTGGCCGAAACGCAGGCATCGCCTGATCGCCTGGTACATCTGCTCGTACGAATGCGAGGGGAAGTAGGTCATGCGGTGGCAGTGCTGCCAGTTCATGCCCCACCCCGCCACCGAGGGCTTCGTCACGAGACGCGGGATCTCCCCGCGCGAGAACGCGAGCAGCTTCTCCTCTTTGGCGTCCGGGTGGTCGGAGCCCGCGATCTCCACGGCGCCAGAATCCGCCATCAGACGAGTGAGCAGCTTCGACTCATCGTTGCGATGGCACCAGGCGATGCCGATCTCCGCGTCCGCGAGCGCCTCGGCAGCCTTCTCGCAGCGTTCCTGTAGCGTCCTGCGCTGCTCCTCTCGCTCTTCCCGGAGACCCCGCACCGACAACTCGAAGAGCCTGTCTTCGGGTGGCGTGTGGGCCTCCACCACGTGCGTCCTCTCCACGAGCGGCGGCAGCACGAAAGCGCCGTCCTCATAACCCAGGTCCGACGGTCTTCTTAAAGCCCGCGCCCACGACGCGACCCACCGCCAGAACTTCTCTTCGGCGTGGCCCTTGAAGCGCCACTGCGCCCCGTCCCAGTTGCGGGGCGCCTTGCTCGTCTTCTGGTCGTTCGTGAAAAAACGGTTGAGCATGTCCACGTGCCCCAGATAGCCCAGAGCCTCACTCGAAGTGCCGAGCTCCACGTAGTCGTTCGGCGCGGCGGTGGCGGTGCAAAGCAACCGGTAGCGGTGGCGGCGCATAAACCGCGTCACCAGCGCCCGCCTCTTGCCGTCAAAAGACTTTATGCACGAACTCTCATCGCACACGACTCCGCCGAAGTCTTCGGGGTCGAAGTGCTCCAACCGCTCGTAGTTGGTGACGGTGATCGGGGCCGAAACGCTCCCGTCGCGCGAGGCCACCGCCTCGATCCCGAACTTCTCGCCCTCTGCCTCGACCTGAAACGACACCGCAAGCGGCGCCACGAACAGGACCGGCTTCCCGGTCTCCCGCCGCACGTTCTCGGACCAGACCAGAGATTGCGGACATTTGCCCATACCACAATCCTCGAACAGGGCCGCTCTCCCCTGGCCTACCGCCCACTCTACGAGATCCCGCTGAAACGAGAACAGCCAGTCAGGGAGATAGGTTGCATCGAAGCCATCTCCCGCGCCTACCTGAGCCTTGCGTCTAAGAAACTCCGTATAACCAAGCGTCACTAGCACCACCCCCTACCCTCAGCCCACTCGCCCAGCCGGTACAGGCATGCGGTGGGCACCGAGTCATCCAGCGCGACGAGTAGCAGCGCCGCGTAGCAGCAGAACGCGATCTTCAGCAGGCACCTCATTCACTGACCCTTCGTTCTTTCTCTGCGCGAATCAGCCTCCTGGCAATCCACGCCACAGGAGGTATGGCGACACCGTTGCCGAGCGCCTTATAGCGGGCTGAGTCAGACGCGCCAGGTATGTCTGTCCATCCGTCCGGCACGCCTTGCAACCGTTCGCATTCCAGGGGCGTCAGGCGACGCACGGACATAGAGGGCTCTATGACGCCTCCAGGGTGGCCGCGAGAGCTGTCACCGGCTCTCGCGGTGCCGTCTACCCCTCCTGACGTCTCGCCGTGCAACCCCACAGCTACGTAATCCCTGCTCGCCCCGCCGCCAGCGCCCTTCGCGGCGCTGGCGGCCTCTCCTGAAATCTCAACCCTCGCACCCTCTTCGCGGCCCCTGAGCGCGAAGGGCAGGGCGATGAGGTTTTGGACCTCATCGCCCGCTGGCCCGCCCGTGCCTTTGGCCCACTTGGCGACGACGGGGCTCGCCACTG